GGTTCACAGTAGTCCTGAGTGCACCTGTGATAGCAATTATGTGGGGCGTAGGTATGAACGATCTTGATATCATTGGTCGCGTAGGCGTTGCCTTTGCGGAGCTAGATAGGCTACCTGAGTGGTATCAATATCTTTTGTACGTTGCAGTCACAGCCAGCTTTGGCATACGTGGTGCTGACAAGCTGATGCAGCTTAAGAACGGTAAGTAAACTATGGCTTTGACTATTAACTTTAATGGCTTAACGGATCTTCAGTGGCAAGCTATATTTGAGTTTTTAAATCGCTATCTGGTTCCAAATATTGTTAAAGAACCCGGAAGCCCTAGAGGACAAATATTTAATGCTTACTTAGAGCAAATAAATCTAGTTGCTACGGGTCAGCTTGGTATAGAAGATTTTTTATTTAACATAGGAGATATTTTTCCTGTTGCTGGAGAAGATAACGACAGGTTTAGAGAACTAGCAGAACAGACGCAGTACAACGGGTTTTTAAAAGAGTTTGAAGAAATTTTAGCTTCTGAAGATCCTGCTTCTGCAATACAAGGTCTTTTTGACCGCTACGAAAACGTAGGAATAGCTGATAATTCTATCATACTAAATGAATTAGACAGCTTTGGCGGTATTAACTCGTTTAACATGGCTTCTGCGGATCAAATTTTTGAGCGCATGATTTTAGGAGATAATCAGTGGGGAGCTTACGTAAAAATTTGCTCGACTACTGTTACTACTAACTGTGTTAATCCTACAGCAATAAAAGACATCTGGGAAGACTTTGGTAGACACATACGGGTAATATTTAAAGGACTACAGATTCCGGGATTACCTGAGTGGTTGCCTCTTCCGGGAATCATAAGTCTTCCGACTATCGGAGAAATATGGGATAGAGTTTCAGGAACTTGGAACGAAGAAGTTGATCGTCAAATTGATGAGTGTCTTGATGAGGATGCAGACGGTGATGGAACCTACGATAATACTTACGACGAGTGCGTAGAAAGAATAAACCCTGCTGGTGTTATAATGGGGGGAATAGGGAACGCAGTAGAAGAAATATACAAAGAAACTTCACAAAAAATAAAAGACATAGTTGAAAAAGATTTAGAAGTTCCTTGTGTAGAAGATTTAGAAGCGTGTGCTGAAAAAACAAAGCAAGTAATAGGAGATATATTTGGAGGTGTCTGGGACTCAGCAGACCCAACTATGCCCGGAATCCCTGATTGGGTTAGGCTCATTATTATTGCCGGGGAATACGGCGATGACTTTATAAAAATTTTAGAAGGTCAAACTAATTCTGATATCAATGGCGACGGGGTTATCGGCATCACAACAACACAGGTAACGTGTTGGGACGGATCTGTAGTAGACAAAGAAGAGGACTGTCCTGAAGACACCAGAGTTGATTGCTGGGATGGATCTAAGGCTGATTCTTTAGAGCAATGCCCTGTAGATACTAGAAATGGAGCTGGCGCAGAAGACTGTAATAAACTTGGCAGGGTACACGTACCAGACCAATCTAACCAAACAAAAGGATCTTGCGGGGCTTGTTCAGACAATGTAAACACTGTTCCCGAAGACGAAAACGATCCTATGAGTCCTTGTGTGGCTCCTGATAATCCTAACCTAAACGAAGGAGATGATTGCGCTACTGGCGCTCCTTTGAACGCAGAAGGTACTGTAGGCCCTGCTCCTGATTTTGAGTGTGTTCCAAACGAAGGGACTACTTGCACTGATCCAGAAACAGGCAAAGATGGCAATATAGAAAACGGACTATGTGTCAGTCAGACAGAACCACCAGAGACTACACAAGTTGATTGTACTAAGCCTAGGCCTACAGGTGAATTTACGTTTGAACTTGAAAACCAACAAGTTCTTTGGGATCAGAAGTGTCGAGCAACTCACTGTGAATCAGGAGTACCAATAGAAAACGATCCAGATTGTTACGGTTCTCCACCCGGAAAAACCTGTGACAACAACGCAGTAAACCCTGATAACTGTGACCAGTGTGAAAACGGAGAACATCCAGACGCACACGTAGACAGCGACTGTAGCCAGCCTCTAAAAGCACAAGATGGAAATCCCGGTGATGCCTGTACACTATATGATGATACCGTAGGCGTTGTCGATAAAAACGGTGACTGTAAGCGTGTAGGTCAAAACTGTAATCGTAGTAAGTACGGGTACACTTCTAGTGATAACTGTGACACTGGATTGGGTTTTAATACGTCCTCTGGAATTATAGACTCTAGCGGAGACTGCGTGTGTAACACCGCGTGTGCTGATCCAAACAGAGAAGTATATTCCACTACTGGTGCTTGCAGAGATACTTGTAAAAAGGGTTGGAAAAAAGACGCAGAAGGGAACTGCACAGTAGAAGACACTGTAGCAGAGCCGTGTTCTGACGAAAACAGACAAAAAAATAATGACGGATCTTGTGGAGAAAACTGTAACTCAGGTTTTGACCAGCCAGAAGGATACGAAGTTTGTACTTCTATACAACAACTGTGTTCTGATGGTGCAGAAGGCTACGGGCCAGATAACGAACTTTGTGGTACAACTAATGGATGTCCTGAAGGGCAGAAGAAGTTTGATGGGACAAACTGTGATGATCCTTGTCCTGACAATACAGACATAGGCGCGTCAGATCCGTTGTGTGGTGCAACTCCTCCAGAAACTTGCGATAACGATGCTGTAAATTATCCTGACTGTAATCAGTGTCCTAAAGGAAAAATTTTATATAACGGTAAATGTGTTGTCCCAACCGCTGCTCCTTGTGATGAACAAAACAGAGTTACAAACAGCGACGGAACTTGTGGAGAATGTAAAGAAGGATACACATTTGACACAAATCAAGACTTGTGTGTAAGAGATTTAGAAGAGTGCACTAACGGAGCCACAGACTACCCAGCGTGTACTACGTGTCCTGCAGGTAAATCAATGGACACAGAAGGTAACTGTGTTACTACTACAGAAACCTGCGCCAACGGAGCTACAGACTACCCAGCGTGTACTACGTGTCCTGAAGGTCAATCAATGGACGAAAACGGAGCCTGTGTTGGAGACGGAGATGGTGGAGGAACAACAGGCGGGGGAGGCATCGCTAGAGGCGGCGGTGGAATGTTTGACATTAAGCCTATTACAATTTCAGGAGATCCTCAGTTACTCTCAAGAACAGAGTTTCCAATTACAGATTTCTTAGCTGGCTTATTTACTGGCTCTGGAGGCGGTAGAGCATGACATATTTAAACTTAGTAAACAACGTCCTCAGACGCTTGCGTGAAGACGAAGTATCTAGCGTACAGTCTACAACGTACAGTAAACTGGCGGGTGACTTTGTAAACGACGCTAAAAAGATTGTAGAAGACGCTTGGGATTGGTCTGGACTTAGAACTACTCTGACGGTAACTACGTCTTCTGGTATCTTTAACTACGTACTCACTGGATCACAGAACAAGATCAAGGTGCTAGATGTAATCAACGATACATCAAACATCTTTATGGAGTACCAGACTCAACACTGGTTTAACAATAAGTACTTGAACCAAGACCCAGTGTCAGGCGCACCTGAGTACTACACGTACAACGGTGTTGACTCTAGTGGTGACACTCAGGTAGACATTTATCCTAAGCCTGACGGTGTGTACAGCCTGAGATTTAACTGTACGTTGAGAAACCCCGAGTTGAGTGCTGATGCTGATACACTACTTATACCTAGTCAACCTGTGATTCACATGGCGGTAGCTCTGTTAGCTCGTGAGCGTGGCGAGACAGGCGGTACATCAGCACCTGAGTACTTCGGTATTGCTGATAAGTACTTGTCTGACGCGATTGCTCTGGACGCACAGAAGCACCCTGAAGAAACCATCTGGTACACTCCGTAGGAGCCTAGAGTATGGCACAGCCTCTACAAAGCATTAATCTAGTTGCTCCGGGTTTCAAGGGAGTCAACACAGAAGACTCTCCGATTGGACAGGACTTCTCTTTTGCTGACGTTGCTGACAACGCTGTAATTGACAAGCGTGGGCGCATTGCTGCACGTAAGGGTGTAGACTTGTTGACTGCTGTAAACACACCTCTTGGGTCTGATTACGCTACCAAGATTCATCACTTTTACGATGACGCTGGTAACGAAGAAGTGTTCGTCACAGGCAACAACAAGATATTTAAGACTACACAGACCACTAATCCTGATGACACGTTAACGGACATTACTCCGG